ATGTATCAATATAACTTCAACAAATCAAGTACAGGTGCTCCATTTATCACTTTAGATCAAATTGAATCACTGACCGAGCAAATTCTCAATAAATATTGTCCTTCTGCAATCGAGAATTTTGAAGCAGTAGATATTGAGGGACTGGCAGAATTTGATTTAGGGTTTAATGTTGAATATGCCTACTTATCTCATAACGGATGCTATGCAGGGATGATGGTCTTTAATGATGACCAAGTAATACGAACAATGAAAAGCCTAATACCAAATGTTGAAACTGGGCAATGGGAACTAGAATATCTTACAGATAGAGCCAATACTATTCTAATAGATAAGCAATTGGACAATCCAAGAGATAAAGGATTTAGAAGATTTACCCTAGCTCATGAATGTGGCCATGGTGTAATTCATCCGTGTGTATTCTATAGAGATCCAAACCAACTAACTTTTTTTAATGAAGAAGAAAAGCCTGCGTCACTAGCTTGTAGAACTGGCGATGTTAATAAGAAGAAAAATAAACGCTGGGGATTTATGGATACAATAGAATGGCAGGCAAACACATTTGCTTCTTGTCTTTTGATGAATAAAAAAGCGATTATAAAGTATCTATACTATCTAGGTTATGATAAGCACATTAAGGATGAGACTTATCTATTTGATTTCATCATGAAAGTATCAGAGCAATTCCAAGTATCAAAAACAGCAGCATTAGTTCGATTAAAAGTATTAGGCTATGCACCTAATGACTTTGAATTAACAAAAGAACTATATAACGAATTTAGTTTTTAAAATATAGCTTAGCTATATTTTTTTAAGAAAGAAATTAGCAAAGAAGCTAACAAGGAAAGATAAGGAGGTATTATGGAACAAATGGCATGTCCAGTCTGTAAAAAGAGATTTTTTGATGTATCAAGAATTCCTTTAGAGAAAATAGAGATAGCAGCAAAATGTCCACACTGTGGGAAAATCTCAACACTGGAAATATCAAACAAAAATAAGAAAAAACCATACCGAGCAAAGAAGTAAATGTAACTATCAAATGGCCGGATGAGTATTCAAAAGGAAACTCATCTGGCTATTTTTATATTAAGGAGGTGATCCTATAGAAATAAGAAACAAAGAAGGAAAAAGAGTCTGTGATATTAGTGAAGACAAGAAAAAGCTAACTATCAGGCGAGGTAAAAGTACAACCATAGCCTATGTAGTTAAAGGCGAAATTAAAATTTTAAATAAGTAAAAGATATCCGCAAGAACGCTAGACGGCAGTCGGAAAACCAAATCATGGTTTTCTATTGCCGTCTTTTTTTGTTTTTACGGATGGCCTTCTTGCGGATCTAGAGATTTTGCAAGGAGGCAAAAGATGGCAAAGAAAAGATATTTAGAAATAAATGGCAAAGAAATCGAAGTTAGTGAAGAAGTCTACAAAGAATATATGAAACCAATCTGGAGAGAAAAAAAGAGAATCCAAAGAGCCTACAAGAATTTAGAAGAACTACAAGATAAAGACAGAATTAAAACAGTGGCTGAGAAAAATGGAAACTACGTCCAAGCAGGAAGTTTAGAAACAGGCTTTGTCGAAACAAAAGAATATGGTCTTCCCTTATCCCTTGATGTTGCTGAAGAAGAATACGACTTTGAAGTAACTAGCGTTAAAAATACTGAGGAAATAGTAACGTACAAACTTTTAGAAGAAGCATTCTTAGAAGTCATTAGTGAATTTTCTGAAAGAGATAAAAAAGTTCTAAAACTACTTTTCCTCTACGAAATGAAAGAAAGAGAAGTCGCAGAAGTAGTAGGAATATCCCAAAAAACAGTTAATAACATCAAAAATAAGCATTTACCAAAGATTCAAGAAAAATTAAGACCCTGGAAAAAATAATTACTCAAAAACTTACTAGATGTCCTAAGGAATATGAGGGAAGAAGTCTTACTCAAATACAAACAGGATGTCCTAAGAAGTATGAGGAGATACAACTTACTCAAAATGAAGGCAAATGTCCTAAGGAGTATGAGAGGAGAAATCTTACTCAAAAATTTAATGAATGTCCCAAGGAGTATGAAAGGAGGAACAAAGTGGACTTAGTAAAAAACGAACAGATGGCAGAAAGTTTAATAGCCATCTCAATTGTTGCCAAGAAGATAGCTATGGAATTAATGCAACCAGAGAAAGGAGAAAAAAGTGCCAAGAATAAAGCTACTAATGGAAATCAAAGAAGATGCAGAGAATCTTGCATCTAGTATAGGTGTCCTTCTAACAGCACTAGAAAGTGATGAGGAACTACCTAAAGAAGAGAAGGCAAAACAAGAAGAAAAGACCTATGAGATTGAAGATGTTAGAAAGATACTAGCCGACAAATCAAGATTAGGCCATACAGCTAAGATAAGAGAACTCTTAGAAAAGTATGGAGCTAAAAAGTTATCTGAGATTGAACCAAGTAACTATAAAGACTTGGTAGCAGACGTGGAGAAGTTGTAATGGGTGCTCACGCAATACTATCAGCATCATCTTCTAATAGGTGGATTCACTGTCCACCAAGCGTTAGGCTTTCTGAAAAATATGAAGATGAGGTTAGTCCTTATGCACTTGAAGGCACATCGGCTCATGCCTTAGCAGAATATAAACTAAAGAAGTTATTAGGTTTAGATACTAAAGACCCGACAGAGGATTTAGATTTTTATGATGAGGAAATGGATGAGCTAACTGAGGGATATGCTTCATATGTGACAGAAGTAATAAGTAGGTACGAAAGCCCAGCCGTCTTTGTGGAAGAAAGACTTGACCTATCAGACTATGTTAAGGAGTCCTTTGGAACTGCTGACTGTGTAGTTGTTGGAGGAAAAGAACTTCATGTAATAGATCTAAAGTATGGTCAGGGAGTTTTAGTAGATGCTAGGGAAAATACTCAACTAATGTTATATGGGCTTGGTGCTCTAATTCTCTTTGATGGAATTTATGATATCGAAAATGTAATACTTCACATCTATCAACCAAGAAGATGTAACATATCAACTTATGAAATTAAAAAGACAGAACTATATGAGTGGGGAGAATCTGTACGAGAGATTGCTGAGAAAGCATATAAAGGCGAGGGGGAATTCTCTTGTGGAGAATGGTGCATCTTCTGTAAAGCTAAGAATAAATGTAGGAAAAGGGCAGAAGAAAACCTAAAACTGGCACAAGAAGAATTTATCCTACCACCAGAACTATCTGATGATGAAATTGAAGAGATTCTACCAAGATTAGACGAACTGGAACAATGGGTCAAAGATATCAAGGCTTACGCTTTAGAAAGAGCAATGAAGGGTCATAGATGGAAGGATCTAAAACTTGTCGAAGGTAGGTCTAATAGAAAATACCGAGATGAAGATGAAGTTGTAAAAAAAGTAAAAGAACTGGGATTTAATCCCTTTGAAGAGAAGTTACTTGGCATTACAGCTATGACTAAGTTACTAGGTAAGAAAGTCTTTGATGAAAATATCAGCGACTTATTAGAAAAACCAAAAGGCAAACTTACCTTAGTGAACATTAATGATAAAAGAGAAGAAGTTGTAATTGAAAATGTGAAAGAAGAATTTGGAGGATTTAATAATGCAAAATAAAACAAAAGTAATTACAGGTGAAGTTAGATTATCATATTTTAACGGATGGGAACCAAAGTCAATCAATGGTGGTAAAGAAAGATACTCAGTATCTGTCATTATCCCAAAGAGCGACCAAAAGACAATTGAGAAAATTGAAAAAGCAGTAGATGCTGCTATTGATGAAGGACTTTCTAAATTCAATGGAAAGAAACCAAATAAGAAAGCTATCAAACTTCCATTAAGAGATGGTGACACAGAAAAAGATGATGAGGCTTATGCAGATGCATACTTCTTAAATGCCAACTCTATGACAGCACCTCAAATTGTGGATAGAAATGTAGAACCTATTCTTGATAGAAGTGAAGTCTACTCAGGAGTTTATGCGAGGGTATCTCTTAACTTCTACGCCTACAATGTAAATGGTAATAAAGGAGTGGCCGTTGGCCTTGGAAATATTCAAAAACTAAGAGATGGTCAACCTTTAGGAAATAGGTCTAATGCAGCAGATGACTTTGATGCTATGGACGATGATGAAGATTTCTTAGCATAGGAGGTAGAAATGGACTATTTAATTACAGCAATAGTTTTAGCTATTTGGTCCTTTTTATGGTATAAGCTTGGATTTTTACAAGCTCAGCTAAAAGAACTAGATAGAGATATCAGAAAAATAGAAAAGCAAATAAAAGAAGATAGAAAAAATAATTTAGCAGAATTAACAAAGCTTAGTGATAGCTATGAAGAAATTGTCCATAGATCTTGAGACCTATTCTTCAGTTGATTTAGGCAAAAGTGGTGTATACAAATATGCCGAGAGTGAGGATTTTGAAATCCTCCTCTTTGCCTATTCTATTAATGATGGAGAAGTTAAGGTCATAGATTTGGCAAATGGAGAGATTATTCCTGAAGAAATATTGTCAGCCCTTAGTGATGAAAACGTAGAAAAGTGGGCCTTTAATGCAAATTTTGAAAGGGTGTGTCTATCTAGGTTTTTAGGTAAGAGACTAAAACCTCAAGGTTGGTACTGCACTATGATTTGGTCAGCCTATCTAGGGTTACCTCTATCGCTTGAAAAAGTAGGAGAGGTTTTGAAACTTGATAAGCAAAAGATGAATGAAGGCAAGGCCCTTATTAGATATTTTTCTACTCCCTGCAAACCAACTAAGACTAATGGTATGAGGATAAGAAATCTATCACATCATGATTTAGAAAAGTGGTCTACATTTAAGGAATATAACCAAAGAGATGTGGAAACAGAAATGGCTATTAAGAAAAAACTATCAGCCTTTCCTATGTCTCATTCAGAATGGGAAAACTACTGGATAGATCAAAACATCAACGATAGAGGAATTTTAATTGATGAAGTTTTAGTCGATTCAGCTATTAAATTTGACGGAATCTTACGAGAAGAAAACATGGATAGAGCCATAGAACTAACTGGCCTTGAAAATCCAAACTCTCCATTACAGCTAAAAGAATGGCTTAATAAAAAAGGCTTAGAGATAGACTCCTTAGCTAAAAAAGATGTAGAATCTGCTCTTAAAAATACTGAGGGAGATATAAAAGAGGTCTTGGAACTTAGACAGGAATTATCTAAATCTTCAGTTAGAAAATATGATGCTATGAAAAATGTAAAAGGAAAAGACAATCGAGCAAGAGGGCTGATCCAATTTTATGGTGCAAATAGAACTGGAAGATATTCAGGAAGGCTTATTCAAGTTCAAAACTTAAGGAGAAACAATCTAAAAGATTTAGACCTAGCTAGAAGTCTTGTAAAAAATAGAGATTACGAAACTATGGAAATTCTCTATGAATCTCCTTCTGATATTTTATCCCAATTAATAAGGACAGCCTTTATAGCAAAAGAAGGCACCAGGTTTATTATTTCAGACTTTTCAGCAATAGAGGCTCGTGTCCTTGCATGGCTTGCAGGAGAACAATGGGTATTGGATGCCTTTGAAAATGGAGAAGATATCTATTGTAGAACAGCATCGAGGATGTTTGGAGTGCCAGTTGAAAAACATGGAGTTAATGGACATCTCAGGCAAAAAGGAAAGATAGCGACTTTAGCTTGTGGTTATCAAGGGGCCTTAGGTGCTCTTAAAGCAATGGGTGGTATTGAGATGGGTTTGTCTGAAGATGAACTTCAATCAATAGTTGATTCCTGGCGAGAGGCTAATCCTAACATCGTAAGCTTGTGGTGGGATATAGATTCAGTCGTAAAAAGAGTTGTAAAGACTAGAACTAAAGAAAAATATAAGAGCCTAGTTATTAGCTATGAAAAAGGCATTCTTTTCATAGAACTTCCTTCAAAAAGACGACTTGCTTATCCAAAAGCAAAAATAGGGATGAATCGATTCGGTGGTGAATCAATAGTCTATGAAGGAATCGTAGTTGGAAATAAGTGGGACAAGATTGAATCCTATGGTGGAAAATTTGTAGAAAATATAGTTCAAGCTATCGCAAGGGATATTCTCGCTGAGGCTATGATGAGAATTGAAAATGAAGGATTTAATATCGTCATGCACATCCATGACGAAGTTGTAATAGAAAGTGATTCATCTAGCATAGAAGAAATAAATCAAATTATGTCTTTAGTTCCTAGTTGGGCACCTGGACTTATCTTAGATGCAGATGGATTTGAAAGTGAATTTTATAAAAAAGACTAATGGAGGGTTATTCATGTTTTATGTTAAAGAAAAAATAAATGATTCTATGGAAATAAGCATTGAAATAAATGATGAGAATGTCTTTTGCACCTGTCCAAAGTGTGGAAAAGAAGTTCGAGTAGAATTAAATAAAGTATTGGAAGATGGCGATTTATTTTCTACTCAAGTTTGCTGTAATACTTGTAGTGAAACAATGAGGGATATTTATGAATAAGGAACTATACAACGGGAGTGGGTGCAAGGATCCCACTCCTTATCAAGCAATTAAAAATGCAGAGAAGAGATACTATCCCCTGGTATATATCTGCAGTCCATTTTCTGAAGATCTAGAAAATAATGTCATCAAGGCACAGAAGTATTCTCGATATGCCTTAGATAAAGGAAATATTCCCATAGCACCACATCTTTTATTTCCTCAGTTTATGAGTGATGAAAGTGAGAGAAGACTTGCCATGCATTTTAATTATGTCCTTCTTGGAAAATGTGAAGAAGTCTGGGCTTTTGGTGATCATATAAGTCCTGGAATGGCAGAAGAAATAAAAATTGCTAAGAAGAGAAAAATGAAGATTCGTTATATAAAGGAGGTATCCTAATTGAAAATATACACCTCAAACTTAATGGGAGTGGAGTCAAACTGTGTTTATCCAAATGAAGTTAATGCAGTAGATGTTAGGTCATTTGAGAAAGCCGCAAGTTTTGATCATGTAATGGCTAAGTATAAAAACTCCTACAGGTCCAATGATAATTTTATAGAGTCGGAATGTGTTCCCATGGATATAGACAACGATCATTCAGAAAATCCAGATGACTGGATTTCAGCTAATGATTTAAAAAGAATCTTTGACGGAGTTAAATTTGCCATAGTTTACAGCAGAAACCATAGAAAAGAAAAAAATGGAAAAGCTGCAAGACCAAGAATGCACATATATTTCCCAATTCCTAAGATCACAAATTTAGCTGAATATGTAGGAATAAAAGAAAGGCTGGCGCAGACTTATACTTTTTTTGATGGGAATGCCTTAGATGGAGCGAGGTTTTTCTTTGGAGTTAAGAATCCTGCCGTTGAAATAGTTAGAGGGAGAAAATATGTGACAGAAATCCTAAAAGACGACTTTGAGGATTTTGATAACTCTCAAGACTTGATTCAGCAAGGCTCTAGAAATTCAACTATGAACCATTTTGCTGGTAGGATTCTAATTCGATATGGAAATACAGATGAGGCAAGAGAACTATTTGATAAAAAAGCTAGTCTTTGTTCACCACCACTCCCAGATGATGAACTGGAACAAATATGGAGGTCAGCTTGTAAGTTCTATAAAAAGGTGGCGGCAAGTGAAGATTATGTGCCACCTGAAGAATACAATGAAAGATATGAGGAATATAAGCCAGAGAAACTTACAGATATAGCAATGGCTGAAATCTTTACTAAGCATAACAAAGATAAAGCTATCTACACGATATCTCAAGGCTGGCTTTATTGGACGGGCAAGAAGTGGGAAGATTCTGAGCTAAAAGTAATGAGTCTTTATATGGAGACTGCCAAAAAAGTTTTAGAAAATGCAAGCATTGAATTTAAAGAGACCTATCAAGAATTAGCAGATGCTGAAATGATGGGAAGTAAGGAAGAAAAAGCACAAGCAAAATTAAAAATAAATAGTGCAAAAGCTTATCTCAATTTTGCTAAAAAAATGAACGACCACGGAAAAGTATCTGGAATATTAAAACTAGCTAAGTCTTTGTTAGAAGTTAAAAATGAAAAACTTGATGCAGATGCTTTTATTTTAAATACACCTGTTGGAGTTATTGATTTAAAAACAAGTGAAATAAAAGAGCATGACCCATCTTACTATTGCGCGAAGATTACTGCCCTAGCTCCAAGTAAGGATAATATGGATATGTGGATAGCTACTTTAAGGGATGTAACTGGTGGAGATGATGAGTTTATTAATTTCTTAAAGTTCCATGCAGGGTCGACATTAATAGGTCATGTTTATGAAGAAGCACTCCTTATAGCTTATGGAGATGGAGGAAATGGGAAGTCTACAGTCTTTAATTCAGAGGCTCACGTTCTTGGAGACTATGCAGGTAAAATCCCAGCTGAGTCTTTAACAACAAGAGCAAAGAATGTGAAGGTTGATCTTGCAGAGTTATGTGGTAAGAGATTTATTCTAGCCTCTGAAACAGAAGAGGGTCAAAGACTGTCAAGTTCAATGCTAAAGCAGATAGCAAGTGTTGATGATATTTCAGCAGAAAGAAAATACTATGCACCATTTTCATTTACGCCAACGCATTCTACTATTCTCTATACAAATCATTTACCAAAGGTAGGATCTAATGATCGAGGTACCTGGAGAAGAATTGTGGTGGCTCCATTTTCTGTCGCCATTAAAAATCCTAAGACAGACTATATAGATAAGCTCCTAGAAAAAGCAGGTGAGGCAATTCTACAGTGGATGATTGAAGGAGCAAAAGAATATATAGATGCAGGCTTTAAATATCCAAAGTGTAATGTAGTAGATGATGCAAAAAAATCATATAAAGAAGAAAATGACTGGATAAACCATTTTATTTCAGATAAATGCATAAAAGGAACAAATTATAAAGAAATGAGTGCAAGGTTATATCAAGTTTATCGTGAGTGGGCTGGTTCAAATGGAGAATACATTAGGAATAATAGAGATTTTTCACGAGCCCTTATAGCAGAAGGTTATGAAAAGAAAAGGACAAATAGGGGAATTGAATGGGGTGGTATAACCATCAATGATTTAATGGAGTCGGAAGACGACTTTTTATAAATGCATCTTAGTGTAGCATTTATAGGCTAAATAAAGATGATTGTAGAGAAAAAAGTTTTTCTTAATTAATGAAAAATGTATACACTAAACTACAAAAAGACATGACTATTTACACTTGACTTAACAGTAAAATGGCTTAATATACGCATTTTGTATGGTGTGAATAGTTATAGCCTACTTTCTTTTATATATTATTTTTATTCTCTCGTGTAAAAGGTTTATATAAAGCTACACTATACAACACTTAAAAAAATGGAGGATTTATGAATTTCTATAATTACATGATGAAAAATCACTTAAATGAAAAGTCTCCAAGAGGAGATTTAGCAAGAGATATGAAGCAAGATAGAGACTTTCCTAAAAATAAAACAGGGAAATTTAAGGGCTGGAAAAGACTGATTAAAAATTATTTAAAAAGCCAGGGTGCTTGTTATGATTGTATGATGACTTTTGAGAACGCATGGAGGGAGTATGAAAATTGCGAGAGAAAGAGATTGAATCTGCCCTTGTTAAAAGAGTAAAAGAGAATAAGGGTCTATGTCTTAAGTTTACATCTCCTTCAATGACGGGAATACCAGATAGGATAATACTTCTTCCTAAAGGAAAGGTTGGATTTGTTGAAACAAAAAGACCTGGAGGAGAACCAAGACCAATCCAGAAAAAGAGAATAAGGCAATTTAAAAACTTAGGTTTTAAGGTTTATGTTCTTGATTCCAAAGAAAACATTGATGAAATAATAAAGAGGATTGGAGGTGACTAATTGAAATACACTCCACACAAATATCAAAAATATGCTACTGAGTTTATTAAAGAAAATGAAGAATCAGCACTTCTACTGGACATGGGTCTCGGCAAGACGGTTATAAGCTTAACGGCTATAAAAGACTTACTCTTTGATTCTTTTGAAATTTCTAAAGTTTTAATCATAGCACCACTAAGGGTTGCGAGAGATACCTGGAAGGAAGAGATAGAAAAATGGTCTCACCTTGATATCTTAAAATATTCAGTAGCCATAGGAAGTGAAAAAGAAAGAATAAAAGCATTAGAAGAACAAGCAGATATTTATCTAATCAATAGGGAAAATGTAGACTGGTTAATAAATAAGAGCGAACTACCATTTAACTACGACATGATCGTAATTGATGAACTATCATCCTTTAAATCTCATAGGTCAAAGAGGTTTAAAGCTTTGATGAAAGTTAGACCAAAGGTAAAAAGAATAGTTGGTCTTACTGGAACTCCATCATCTAACGGTCTAATGGATTTATGGGCTGAGTTTAGACTGCTTGATATGGGAGAGAGACTTGGAAGATTTATTGGTCAGTACAGGGAAATATACTTCAAACCAGATAAGAGAAACGGACCAATCATTTATTCCTATAAGCCACTTCCTTTTGCTGAAGATGCAATCTATGAAAAGATATCAGATATCACAGTTTCTATGAAAGCTGAAGATTACCTAAAAATGCCAAAGAAGATAAATAATGAAGTCTTTGTAAATCTATCAGATAAAGAAAGAGATATCTACGAAACCTTAAAAAAAGACTTGGTCGTTAGTATTAAGGATAAAGATATAGATGCAGTTAATGCTGCAGCCCTTTCTAATAAGTTACTTCAAATGGCATCGGGTTCTGTTTATGATGAAGATAAAAATATGATTCATATCCATGATAGAAAGCTTGATGCCTTGGAAGATTTAATAGAAGGTGCAAATGGTAAACCAGTATTAATAGCTTATTGGTATAAGTCAGATTTGAAAAGAATAAAAGATAGGTTTGATGTAAGAGAACTTAAGGCAAGTGAAGACTTAAAAGAATGGAATCAAGGTAATATTCCAGTTGCCATTATTCATCCAGCTTCTGCTGGTCATGGGCTTAACCTACAAGCTGGAGGTTCAACACTTATTTGGTTTTCCCTTACATGGTCATTAGAACTTTATGAACAAACCAATGCCAGACTCTATAGGCAGGGTCAGAAAGAAACAGTTGTGATTCATCATATCCTAGCTAAAGGAACTATTGATGAAGATGTGATGAAGGCGTTGGAAAATAAGAATAAAACACAAGCTGCACTTATAGATGCAGTAAAAGCAAATCTAAAATGAGTAGAGGTTCTATAGAGAACTTACCTCAAAATATATGGAGGTAAGAAATGAATGCAAAAGAATATTTAAAACAAGCTTTTTATTTAGACAAAAGAATTAACAGCAAGCTGGAGCAAGTTGAGTCACTCAATGCACTAGCTACAAAAGCTACATCAACCTTATCCGATATGCCTAAGAGTCCTAATAGAGGAACATCTAAACTTGAGGATACTATTATTAAGATTGTAGATCTCCAAGAAGAAATCAATAGGGATATAGATAAGTTGGTAGACTTGAAAAAAGAAATCGTAAGAACAATAAAAAAGATTGAAGATAAAGAACTTCAAGTGGTTTTAGAAAAAAGATATCTTTGTTTTGAATCTTGGGAGAAGATAGCAGTTGAAATGAATTACTCAATTCAACATATCTTTAGACTTCATAGTAAGGCTTTGAAAAATATAGAGATATAAAAAAATCGGGTGACGCATCAATGCATCACCCGCAAAACTTTCGTTTTCAATTCGTGTTTTTATTATAGTACTAATTTTAAAACTTATCCAGGATATCATGGTGTCCAATATCTAAAAGGAATATCAGCTCATTGTTTTCATAGAACCAAATAATGCGAATATCCATGTTAACAGAGGACTCCCATATTCCATCTGTACCTTGTATTTTCTTAGTTCTTAAAGATGGATGGGTAGGATTTTCTACGAAAAATTTAAGTTTCTTTTTCGTTTGTTTCTTTTCAGTATCAGATAGTTTTTTGTAATGTTTTTTAAAGGCTTTCGAATAAGTAATTTTATAGGACATTACTTGTCTAACTCCTCGAATAGAGAGTCGATAGAATCAAAAACAGGTTGAGTCCCATTTTTTATAGATTCTTTAATTTCTTTTACTTCAGCTTTTAAATTTTTTATGACGTGTTCTGGATAGATTGCAACTGGAACAAGTACAATTTTTCCGTTATCTTCTATGACTTCAAATTGGTCGCCTTGATTTAATTCCATAGAGTTTACTATGTCTTTTGGGATAGTAACTTGTGATTTAGCTTTTAGTTCAACTAACATAAAAAACCTCCTTAGTTAGAAATTCATACTTTCTAACTAAATTATATTTTCTTCTGAGAAAAAAGTCAAGTGGAGAGTAAAGTTGATAGAATGAGAGTAAGTAGTTGTAGTATAGTTAGAATAGCAAAAGAATAATAAAACGAGCCTTGGAGATAAAATCTTCAGGGCTTTCTTTATGGAGTGATAAAGTGCCAAGAAAACCTAAGAGACCATGTTCACATCCAGGTTGTCCTGAATTAGTTGATGGACGATTCTGTAAGAAACATGAGAAAGAATACAACAGAAACTATGAAAAATATAAACGAGATCCTAAAACTCATAAGCGTTATGGAAAAACGTGGAGAATTATTAGAAAAAGATATGTAGCAGAGCATCCACTTTGTGAGATGTGTTTAAAAGAGAATAGAATGACAAAGGTAGAGGAAGTACATCACATACTTCCTCTTTCTCGTGGTGGAACTAATAACGAAGACAATCTTATGAGTCTTTGTAAATCTTGTCACTCAAAGATTCATGCAAAGAGTGGAGATAGGTTTGGAGGATAGTTTTACGTGGGGAGGGGGAGTCGTTACCTTAAAAGCTGATTTCCATACCAACGGTGCCGCCCTCTCACGCACAAAAAAACGGGTTCAAAGGCCCTATTAAAGAAAATAATAAACTAGGAGGTGATACTATCGCTAAAGACGGAACATACAGAGGTGGAAGAAGAGTAAAAGCAGGAGGGAAACCACAGCCTGCTGCTGAAAAAATAGAAAAAGGTAAAAAAGTAGAAATACTAATGAATGATATTCCAACATTTACTCCAGAAGAAATAGATGCAGTTGACTTACCAGACGGTGCTGTTCTTGATGGAACGGATATGCCAGCTCCTAGTGACTATCTATCTGCAAAGCAAAAAAATGGTATACCACTTGGTGCTGATGAAATATATAAAGAGACCTGGGGATGGCTAAAACAGAGAAACTGTGAAAACTTAGTAAATCCAAGATTATTAGAATCCTACTCCCAGGCTTTTGCAAGATACATTCAATGTGAAGAGGCAATAAGTCAATTTGGACTTTTAGGAAAGCATCCTACAACTGGTGGAGTTATTGCCTCTCCCTTTGTACAGATGTCTTCACAATTTCAAAAGACGGCCAATCTTCTATGGTACGAGATTTATGACATAGTTAAAGAAAACTGCACGGAAGTATATGAAGATTATGGAGAAGATATGATGGAAAAACTTCTAAGAAGTAGAAAGTAAGAGGTTTCATTGAATTCAATAGAAGTATGGAAAGATATTCCTGGATATGAAGATGAATATCAGGCATCTACTCTAGGTAATATTAGAAGCATAAAAAGTAATAATTTAATATTAAAGGGAGATTTTCAACCTAATGGATACAAAAGAGTTTACCTCTGGAAGAATGGTAGCAAAAAAAATTTGCTCGTTCACAGATTGGTGGCTCTTTCTTTTTTGCCTAATCCAAATAACTATGAGGAAGTAAATCATCTTGATGAAAACAAAGCTAATAACAAATTAGAAAATTTAGAATGGTGTACTCATTCATACAATATGAATTATGGAGATGTTAAGAAGAAAATATCTGAATCACATAAAGGAAAAGTGATTTCTGAAAAAAGTAGAAAAAAACTTTCTGAGAATAGCAAAAATAGGAAATGGATAAATAACGGGAAATTAGAAAAATGTGTAAAAGAGAATACGTTGAACAATTTTCTAATTAATGGTTGGAATTTTGGAAGGATAAAAAACATGGAGGTGTAATATATGTTTGAAAAAGTGAATCCATCACACGTTGATAAAATAGCAGATTGTATTGCTGGTGCAATTGTAGATTTAGCATATAAAGAAAAAGATAATCCTAAAATAGCAGTTGAAGTTTTACTGGGACATGGAGACTGTCATGTGATTATAGAAACGGACTGCAAGTTAGATGTTGAAGAAATCAAATCAGCTATTAATAGAATAGCAGGAGAAGTAAAAGCCGATGTAAAAATTGTAGAGCAAGACATTCACTTATCGAACAATCAAAAAGAAAAGATTAGATGTGGGGATAATGGAATATTTAAAGGAGTGCCTACATCTGAAGAAGAAAAGAAACTCTCAACTATAGCCAGAGAAATTTATAGGGACTACCCATATGATGGGAAATATATTCTCGATGGGGATAAACTTATTATTTGTCAGTCAAATGTATCTACGGAAATTTTAAAATCAATTTATCCAAGAGCAATTGTAAATCCATTAGGAGATTGGACTGGAGGATTTAATGTAGATACTGGAGCAACCAATAGAAAGCTAGGTTCAGATATGGGTCGAGCTGTAACTGGTGGTGGACTACATGGTAAAGACCTATCTAAGGCAGATGTATCGGTCAATATCTACGCCCACCTAAAAGCACAAAAAGAAAATAGGGATATAGAATTATCCTGTGCCATTGGAGATGAATTTGTTGGTGATAAAGCCTATGAAGAAATAGTAGAAATTGCCGAAGACTATGTAAAATCTATTGGTGGTTTTGAGGAATTTGCAAAGTGGGGGCTCATCTAATGAAAGAAGGACTATTACAATATGAATTAAAAAATGTAGATGAACTCATCCCATATATTAGTAATGCTAGAACGCATACTGACGAACAAGTAAATAAGGTAGCTGCATCTATAAAAGAATTTGGATTTTTAAATCCTATCTTAATTTCAGATGAGAATGTTATTACAGCAGGACATTGCAGACTTCTAGCGGCTAAGAAACTAGGACTAAAGAAAGTTCCATGTATTTTAGAAAATCATCTCACAGAGGCACAAAGAAAAGCTTATGTTCTTGCTGATAATAAGTTAAGTCTTGATGCTGGTTGGGATGAAGAATTACTAAAAATCGAACTAGAATCATTAGAAGAATATGGATTTAACGTAGAGCTGACAGGTTTTTCGGAAGAAGAACTGGGTCAGCTTTTTGATTTAGGTAGTGAAGCAAAAGAAGATGACTTTGATATTGAGGGAGAACTAAATAAACCAACTTTTTCTAAAGAAGGAGATATATGGGCTCTAGGAAGACATAAAGTTATCTGTGGAGATTCTACTCTATGGGATACTTTTGAAAAGTTACTAGGTGAAACTAAGGTCAATTTAGTATGTACAGATGCACCATATTTTGTAGATTTGAAAAATAAATCGGGAACAATTAAAAATGACAATCTTAATGATAAGGAAGCCTATGAATTTTTAATGAAGGTATTTACTAACTTCAAAGATGCAATGGCCAAAGATGCATCTATTTATGAATTCTATGCAACGATGAAGGCAAGAGTTTTCTATGATGCTTTTGAAGATGCTGGATTTAAAGTTGGTGCAGGACTGATTTGGAAAAAACCAAGAGCTCCTTTCATGAGAACAGATTGGAAATTTAATATGGAGCCTATTATCTTTGGTTGGAGAAAAGATGGAAAACATAACTGGTATGGAGATCAAAAGCAAACAGCAGTCTTTGAATTTGATGGAATTAAAGATTCTGAAAAAGAAGGATGTGGTCATCCATCATCAAAACCAGTACCACTTATTGCTTATTTAATAAAGCAATCAACTCAAACAAATGGCTTAGTCCTTGATGGATTTTTAGGAAGTGCATCTACATTAATTGCCTGTGAGGAGCTTAATCGAATCTGCTATGGAATAGAAATAGAACCTAAATTTGTTGATGTAGCAGTAAAAAGATATTTAAATTTAGTGGGTAGTGATGAAGATATAAGCCTTTTAAGAGATGGAAAAAAATATAAGTATGAAGATGTTATTAATCTGACTTGATATAAATCCTAGATTGAGTGATATATGTATGTGAGGTGATTAGATGATTTCAAGGGAAATTATACAAAAATTGAAAGAGACGTATCCAGTAGGTACAAGAGTGAAACTAATCCAAATGGAAGATGACCAAGCACCTCCAGTTGGAACTTTAGGTACAGTTTATGGAGTAGATGCCCTTGGATCAATCCTAGTAAAATGGGATAATGGTTCGATGTTAAATGTAATTTTTAGGGAGGATATTATTGAAAAATCTAATTAAATAACCATACATTGCTTGACTATTCCTCTATTGTACGGGAATATGTGTACAACAAAAGAGGAGGTACAAAAATGAAAAAGATTGAATTGTTAGAAAACATTAAAGAAAAAGAAGAATTCGAAGAAAATAAAATCAGTTACAGATTTTATTGGGCATATAGGGAATCCCAAAGGATAGGGCGAGACATCATAAACTTTGATGACATTGGATTTGTAGATAATCACGAAGATATGATAGAGAATCTTGAAAGATTTGGAATACAAGAATTTACAATTTCAGACCAGTCAACAGGTCTTATGAAAGGATTAAAAAGTTTTAAAAGAAAAGGTTACTTTCCTATAGACTTAATTGAAATAGATACAGGAAGGACTAATTGGAATTTCAAAGAGAGCAAAGAGGAAAAAGAATATGCACCAGCCCTCCTTTTCAAGAGAAATTAATAATAAAAATAGAGAGTTGAGCAAGATAATTGCTTGACTTATCTCTTCTTGTACGGGAATATGTGTACAACAAAAGAGAAGGAGAACATTACCATGAAAAAAGACCTTTTAGAAAGATTAGAAGCAGAAGTTAAAGCTTGCAAAAGATACGCAGAAAGCTCAATAAAAAAATCAAAAGAAGGCAAGATTGGAGCAGCCATTAACCTTTTAGACATAGCAGGAACAGCAAAGAAATGTGCAGATCAAGTTCATGAAGAACTTTGGAAAGAGTCACAAGGGAACCTAAATGAAGAAGAATTTCAACTTTTTGCAGAATCAGAAACACTAGAAAGAGAACTTAAAAAAGCTTACAAAGAATTAAACATAGCAAGAAAAAGATAAAAATAAAATTCTAAATAGAGTTTAGGCTCTATTTGTCGTAGTAGAAGTCACAATCAGGTGGCTATTTTTTATGTCCATTTTTCAAGGAAGGAGGTCAAATGAAATATAAACCAACAAAATTTATGCTACCTACATCTCAATATGATAAAAACAAAGCAGACTATGCCGTCACCTTTATAGAATGCCTTAAACACACAAAAGGTAGATGGGCAGGTAAAGACTTCAAGCTTATTGATTGGCAAGAAGAAATCATTAGAGATTTGTTTGGCATTGTGAAAGATACAGGATATCGACAATTCAATACTGCATATATTGAAATACCAAAGAAGATGGGAAAGTCAGAACTGGCAGCTGCTGTAGCACTTCTCCTTACCTGTGGTGATGGAGAAGAAAGAGCAGAAGTTTATGGTTGTGCTGCTGATAGACAACAAGCAACCATTGTCTTTGATGTTGCAGCTGATATGGTAAGAATGAGTCCAGCCCTATCTAAAAGAGTAAAAATTCTAGCATCTCAAAAGAGAATGATATATAAGCCGACCAATTCTTTCTATCAAGTTTTATCTGCAGAGGCGTATTCTAAACACGGCTTTAATATTCATGGTGTTGTTTTTGATGAACTTCATACTCAACCTAATAGAAAGTTATTTGATGTCATGACAAAGGGTTCTGGCGATGCGAGAACCCAGCCTCTATATTTTCTTATAACAACTGCAGGAACAGATACAAAATCAATCTGCTACGAAACGCATCAAAAGGCAGTGGACATACTTGAAGGAAGAAAAACGGATCCAACTTTTTATCCTGTGATTTATGGAGCAGATAGAGAAGATGATTGGACAGATGAAAAAGTATGGCATAAGGCAAATCCATCTCTTGGAATTACAGTTCCTATAGAAAAAGTAAGACAAGCTTGTGAATCAGCTAAGCAAAATCCAACTGAAGAAAATGCTTTTAGGCAACTAAGACTTAATCAATGGGTCAAACAAGCAATAAGATGGATGCCTATGGAAAAATGGGACCTCTGTAATTTTGCTGTTAATGAAGAAGAACTAAAAGGAAGAGTTTGTTATGGTGGACTTGACCTATCATCTACAACAGATATTACAGCCTTTGTTTTAGTCTTTCCTCCAATAGACGAAGATGATAAATATCAAATATTACCCTACTTTTGGTTACCAGAAGATAATCTCGACATAAGAGTAAAAAGAGACCATGTAAACTATGACCTGTGGAAAAAACAAGGCTACATTCAAACAACAGAAGGAAATGTAGTTCACTATGGATTTATTGAAAAATTTATAGAGGACTTAGGTGAGATATATAATATTAGAGAAATTGCCTTTGACAGGTGGGGAGCAGTTCAGATGGTTCAAAACTTAGAAGGCATGGGTTTTACAGTAGTTCCCTTTGGGCAAGGATTTAAGGATATGTCTCCACCAACTAAAGAACTCATGAAACTAACCCTTGAAAGAAAAATAGCCCATGGGGGTCATCCAGTACTAAGGTGGATGATGGATAATATCTTCATACGAACTGATCCCGCTGGAAACATTAAGGCAGATAAGGAAAAGTCTACAGAAAAGATTGATGGGGTTATTGCTACAATTATGGCACTTGACAGGGCTATAAGGTGTGGTAATGATACAAGTGAATCTGTTTATGACGACAGGGGTCTGATTGTATTTTAATCTCGCTATTTTTGCTTTATCATAGCCAAATCTATTAAAATGGCGAAATTAATCTCGCCAGCATTGATTTATATACGCCATATACGATATAATGGCGAGGAAGGTGGTGATAGAACATGAGAGAATTTAATTATTCAAAGCTTTTAAATTTAAATATACCTGCAAAAATGTATGATTTAATATCAAAGATCTATGAATATAAAGGAAAACAGGAGCTATACGTAGCTAATTTTTCCGATGTTCTCGATAAAATGATAGAGGTTGCAAAAATTCAGTCCACTAAATCATCTAATGCAATAGAAGGTATTTCAACAAATGATACCAGACTAGAAGAGTTGATGAATAAAAAAAGTGAACCTAAGAATAGAAATGAAGAAGAAATATATGGTTACAGAGAAGTTTTAGATATCATTCATGAAAACTATGACAATATAGAATTCACAAAAAACAATATTTTGACCCTACACAATAGGCTTTATTCTTATTCAGGGGAAAGCCATAAAGGAAAATTTAAAACAATGGATAATAGCATCGTTGAAGTAAATTCCCTTGGTCAGAAAAAAGTAAGATTTCAGCCTGTATCAGCTTTTGAAACAGAAATATATATTGATAGAATGATTGAGGCTTATAATGAAGCTGTTAGTTTAGAAATCCCGCCATTACTTCTAATACCAACTGTGATTCATGATTTTTTATGTATCCATCCATTCGCTGATGGAAATGGTAGAATGTCAAGGCTATTAACGCTGCTACTACTCTATAAAAATGGATTTTTTGTAGGAAAATATATTTCACTAGAAATGATTATTGAAGAGACAAAAGATATTTACTATGAAGAATTGCAAGCTTCAAGTGAAGATTGGCATGACGGTACGAGTGATGAATTACCATTTATAAGATATATGCTTTCGGTCATCTACAAAGCATATAGCCAGTGTGATGAAAGATTTAAACTAATAGCAGAAAAATCTATAACTTCTTCAGATAGAGTGATGAAGATATTTGATAATTCCTTAGAACCATTATCTAAATCAGATATAGTAGTACTTTGCCCAGACATTTCTCAAAGAACTATAGAAAGAGCATTAAAAGAATTAAAAGACAGTGGCTTAATTAAACAATTAGGTAGCGGTAGAGCAACTAAGTATATTAAATTTTAAAGCTATTAGCATCTACAAAAGTAGGTGCTTTTTTCATACCTACTTTTAAGGAGGTGGTAATATAAACATTTTAAATTTAATATTTAAGTCGAGAGACAAACCTAAAGACGGGGAGAGGATATCTTCATCGTCTTTTTTATTTGGGAGAACAACAGCAGGCAGGAATGTAAACGAATTTACTGCCATGCAGATGACGGCAGTTTATTCATGCGTGAGGGTTCTTGCTGAAACCTTAGCAGGACTTCCTCTTCATCTATATAAAAGAGGAGACTCAAACTCAAAAGAAAAAGCAAAAGACCACGTCATATATTTTCTTTTGCACGATGAACCAAATACAGAGATGACTTCATTTGTATTTAGGGAAACATTAATGACTCACCTTCTTTTGTGGGGGAATGCCTATTCTCAGATAATACGTAATGGAAGAAATGAAGTTATTGGACTCTACCCATTAATGCCAAATAAGATGACTGTAATGAGAAGTGAAGATGGAGAAATCTTCTATAAATACAATCATAAATCAGAAGAAGTTTATCTTTTAAAAGAAGATGTCCTTCATATACCTGGACTTGGTTTTGATGGCCTTATTGGATACTCGCCAATTACAATGGCTAAGAATGCTATTGGTATGGCTATGGCTTGTGAAGATTACGGAGCGTCATTCTTTCAAAATGGAGCACAACCAGGTGGAGTTTTAGAGCATCCAGGTATTATTAAAGACCCAGAAAGAGTTAGAGCGTCATGGAATGCTGCCTTTCAGGGACCTAAGAACGCCAACAAAGTGGCTGTACTTGAAGAAGGGATGAAGTATCAACCTATAGCCATAGCACCAAGTGAGGCCCAGTTTTTGGAAACTAGAAAGTTTCAGTTAAATGAGATAGCAAGGATATTTAGAATACCACCTCATATGATTGGCGACTTGGAGAAGTCATCATTTTCAAATATAGAACAACAGTCACTTGAATTTGTTAAATACACTCTTGATCCTTGGATTGTTCGTTGGGAGCAATCCTTGGAAAGAGCACTATTAACAAAAAAAGAAAAAGAAAACTACTTTATTAAATTTAATCTTGATGGACTTCTAAGAGGAGACTATGAATCAAGAATGAATGGTTATGCAGTAGGAAGACAGAATGGGTGGATGAGTGCAAATGACATAAGAGAATTAGAAAATCTTGATAGGATTTCAGCTGAAGAAGGTGGTGACTTATACCTTGTAAATGGAAATATGCTACCACTTGATAAAGCAGGTAGTTTTTATCAGCAGAAAGGAGAAGAAATAAGTCCTAATGAAGAATAATAGAATATTTTGGAATTGGAATAAGAATTCAAATGAACTCTATATAGATGGAGTTATAGCAGAAGAGTCTTGGTTTGATGATGAAATCACACCAAGGCTCTTTTTTGAAGAATTAAAAAACAAAAGTGGAGATATAACTGTGTGGATCAACTCCCCTGGTGGAGATTGTATTGCAGCATCAAGAATTTACACCATGCTTTTAGAACACAAGGGAAATGTGACCATTAAGATAGATGGGCTTGCAGCATCAGCAGCATCGGTCATTGCTATGGCAGGAACTGAAGTATTGATGAGTCCTACATCATTAATGATGATTCACAACCCTTTAACTGTAGCTATTGGTGACTCGAAAGAAATGCAAAAAGCTATAGATATGTTAAAGGAAGTTAAGGAATCAATCATCAATGCTTATGAGATTAAGACAGGTTTATCCAGAGAAGAGATTTCAAATCTAATGGACGGGGAGACTTGGTTTGATAAGAACAAGGCTATTGAGATGGGCTTTTGCGATGGAACTCTCACTGATAAAAGAAAAGATGAAAAAGTTACGAACATGGTCTTCTCAAGACGAGCAGTTACAAACTCACTTTTAACAAAGATAAATAAAGAGGTAAGGACTCATTCAATGAGCGAAGTAGAAGAAAGATTAAACAAAATTAAAAACACTTGGAGGTAATTATGAATATTAAAGAACTAATGGAAAAGAGAACTAAGGCTTGGGACGAGGCAAAGGCATTTGCCGAATCTAAGAAAGATGAAAATGGTCTAATGTCTGATGAAGACTTTAAGACATATGAAGAGATGGAAAGAACTATCGAGAATTATACTCGTGAAATTGAAAGAAAGAAGAGGGAAGAAGAAATGGATAAAACTTTAGAAAAACCTACTAGTCAAGCATTAACAAATGAACCTGCTACTTTTAATGAAGAAGAAAAACCAATGAGAGCAAGAAATGTCTATAAGAAATCTATGATGAAAGCATTAAGAACTAACTTTAGAGATATTTCCAATGAATTAAAAGTCGGTACAGATGAAAGTGGTGGATATTTAGTTCCTGAAGAAATGGAAGCAGATATTGTAAATGGTCTTGAAGATGAAAATATTGTAAGAAAATTAGCTACAAAAGTTCAAACTTCTGGACTTCATAAAATTAACATTGCAGCTACAAAACCAGCAGCCCTATGGGTAGAAGAAGGTGGCCAACTTACATTTGGAGATGGCACATTCGATCAAGTATCTCTTGATGCACACAAACTCCACGTTGGAATTAAAGTTACTGAAGAACTTTTATATGATTCAGCCTTTAATTTAGAAAAATACATCACTGAAGAATTTACTAGAGCGTTAGCAAATGCTGAAGAGGACGCTTTCTTAAATGGAGATGGAGTAAATAAACCTACAGGAATTTTTGACTCTAAAAAAGGTGGAGAACTTGGGGTAACAACAAAGGCTCAAACAATTACTGCAGATGAACTCATTGATTTAGTTTACTCTTTAGACAGACCTTATAGAAAGAGAGCAGATTTCATTTTAAATGATGCAACAGTTGCTCAGATTAGAAAGCTTAAAGATGTTAATGGTGCATATATTTGGCAACCATCACTTAAAGATGGAGAACCAGATAGACTTTTAGGTTATCCTGCTTATACATCAGCCTTTGCTCCAAAAGCTGAAAAAGGAAAATTGGCAGTAGCATTTGGCGATTTTTCTTACTACAAGATTGGAGATAGAGGAAATAGGTCTTTCCAAGACTTAAAGGAACTATTTGCTGGTAATGGCATGGTTGGTTTCTTAGGTAAAGAAAGAGTAGATGGAATTTTAGTTTTAAGAGAAGCAGTTAAACTTTTAAAAATCGGTGCTACTGCCTAAGGAGTAAATTATGATTACTCTTGAGGAGGCAAAGTCCTATTTAAGGGTGGATTTTGATGATGAGGATGAGATGATTAATTCTCTCATCCAATCATCAATAAAGCACTCCATGGATGTAGCAAGGGTTGATAGTGAAGAAGATCTTTCTAAAAATCCAAATGGAAAGATAGCCGTCTTATATATGACCGCTTATCTTTATGAACACCGAGAAGAGGCAGACTATTCTGAACTAAACTTAACTCTAAGGGCTTTATTGTTTGGAATGAGAAAGGCTGAGTTTTAGTGAAGATATCGGATTTAAATAGAAAAATAACCTTTCAAAAGAAAAATGTTGAGGTAGATGGAATTGGTAACCATAAATCAGTATGGATAGATTATCTGAAAACTTCAGCCTATATATCTTTTCAAGGTAAGGGAGAAGAAGTTTTTCTTGGGATGGAAGTAGACAGGTCAGATATTTCTTTTACTGTAAGATTTCAAAATAGTCTAAAGAACATTAATACTTCAGAATACAGAATTCTATTTGATGATGAAAAGTACAACATCATCTCAAATGACTTTATGAACTATAAAAATAGATTTATAAAGTTTAGGTGTAGGAAGGTGAGTAGATGAATGTAAAAATTGAAAACCTCGCCAGTGAAATAATGAAAGGCTTAGAAGAATATTCTGATATGGCAACAGATGAAGTCAAAAAGGAAGTCAAAAAAGCTGGTAGCAATATTAGAAAAGATATACAAGAAAATGCACCTGTAGGAGAAACAAAGAAATATTCTAAGTCTTGGTCTGTCAAAACTATGAAAGAAACTTCAAACTCAATAGAACTCGTAGTTCACTCAAGGAATAGATATCAACTGGCTCATTTACTTGAGAAAGGCCATGTTCTTAGGCAGGGAGGAAGAGTATCTGCTAAGCCACACATTGGACCAGCTGAAGAGAAAGGAGTAAGAGAATTGGAAGAAAATATAATGAGGAAATTACAAGATGGATAGGCTATTAAAAATAATTGAAAAGATAGGACTTCCATTTGCATACTCGCACTTTGCTGAGGGAGAAAGTCCAGACCCACCATTTATGGTCTATCTATTCCCAAAGAATAAACACTTTGGTGCAGATGGAGTAGTTTTCTATAAGAACACCCAGATAGACTTAGAACTTTACACTGATAAGAAAGATTTAAAATTAGAAGAAAAAATAGAAGAGATACTTGATAGAGAAAAAATCTATTATGAAAAATCTGAAGTTTGGATTGAATCAGAAAGACTTTATGAAGTTCTCTATGAATTTACTATGGAGGTAAAAAATGGCTAATAAAGTTAAATTTAATATTTGTAATGTTCACTACGCTCTCTTCGATAAAGCTGAAGAGGGCGTTATTAAATATAAAACACCAGTGCCAATGCCTGGTGCTGTTTCAATTTCATTGGATCCTAATGGAGAGCCTGAAAGCTTTTATGCAGATGGAATTGAATACTACACTATTTCAAACAATATGGGATATGATGGAGATTTAGAAATCGCTCTTATTCCAGAATCTTTTAGGACGGATGTTTTGATGGAAAAATCAGATTCAAATAAAGTTCTTATTGAGTCTTCAAATTCTGAAACTGCAAACTTCGCACTTCTTTTTGAGTTTGATGGAGACCAAAAGAAAATCCGTCATGTCATGTATAACTGCTCAGCAGCAAGACCAACCCTTGAAGGAGAGACTAATGAAGAATCAAGAGAAGTTCAACCAGAAACCTTATCTATTCAAGCAAGACCACTTCCAAATGGAAATGTAAAGGCTAGAACAGGTGAAGAGACTACAAAGGAAACTTATGATGGTTGGTATAAGTCAGTCTATATGCCAACAGAAACTACAGTAACACCTTCAAGAGCAAGTGTTGGAGGTAAATAAATATGGCACTAACCAAGAAAATTCAAATCGATGGCCAAGAAGTTGTTTTCCGTGCATCAGCAGCTATCCCAAGAATCTATAGGCTTAAATTTGGAAGGGATATCTTTAAAGACTTAATGGAACTAGAAAAGTCCATGAAGAAAAACGATGAAGATAAATCTAATCTTGATATAGGCTCATTAGAACTATTTGAAAATATAGCCTATGTAATGGCAAAGCATGGGGATAAATCTGTGCCAGATAGTCCAGAAGAATGGTTGGATAATTTCTCAACCTTTTCAATTTACCAAATTCTACCTCAACTAATTGAGTTGTGGGGACTTAATATAAAATCGGAAGAAGTTCCTAAAAAAAAGTAAGACCAACAGAAAGACCAATGACTACACCCTTGTTTTTACTAAGGGCAGTGGAACTTGGTCTTTCTGTTTCTGATTTATCCCTACTAACGATTGGACTTGTAAATGATATGTTCACAGAAAAGAATAATGACGACTATAAATACAAAGAAGTAGCTACACAAGAAGACTTTGATAAATTTTAATCTTCAAGTTTAGCTACTCTTTTTTCAGCATCTTTATAGACTTTGGATTCCGCTCTTGCACCGATAATAATGACAAGAACTTCATCATCTGATTTTTCCAATTTATAAACGATTCTAAGACCTGAACTCTTAAGTTTAATTTTCATAAGACCAGCAAGCTTAGAATCAGAAAGGTTAGAAAGAGGCTTGCCATAGCCACCTTCAGTATTAGGAAGAGGATTTATTAAGATCCTCTTAAGTGCTTTATCGACAATTTTTCTTTGAGATCCATCTAAGGCTTGATAGTCTTGGATGGCTTCTTTTATAAAGGATAGTTTATAGTTCATTCGATTTCGTCCTCATCAAGAGGAGAGACTTCATTTAAATCGATATGGAAGGCTTTTTCAAATTCACCTTGAGAAATTAAATCGGATTTATCCATTGATGACATCCTTGTATTGGCAAGCATAAGATCTCTTGCATCTTCGAGCTCATCAATGAGTTTCGTATATTCATCAGGGGAAAGAAGAATGCACTCAGGAGTGTTGTTCTTTAATACGACCTTAGAACCGTTCACTTTGACATCATCGAAAATACGTCCAGCTAGGCCTCGATTAAATTCAGAAATGGATACAGTCTTATTGGATAATTCTTTTACAAAATTCATACTTATCACCTCAAGATAAGTATAGCAAAAATTGATAAAAACATCAATAAAAACACTGATAAATATATCTCTAAAGAGGAGGTGAGATATTGGCAAATAGAATAAAAGGGATAACTGTTGAGATTGGTGGGGATACTACCAAATTACAGACTGCACTAAAACAAGTAAATACGGAGATTAAACATACTCAATCTGAACTTCGTGATGTTAACAAACTTCTTAAACTTGACCCTGGAAATACAGAACTTATCTCCCAAAAGCATAAGCTATTAGGTCAGACCTTAGAAGAAACAAAGAACAAATTAACATCTTTAAAAGAGGCACAGAAACAAGCTGAACAGGCTCTTGCAGAAGGAAAGATTTCCCAAGAGCAATATGATGCCCTTAAACGTGAAATTATTGAAACAGAACAAGCCCTAAAGTCTCTAGAAAGACAAGGGGCAACCACAAATCAGACTCTTCAAAACATAGCTATTACTGGAGAAAAATGGCAAAACACAGGGCAAAATATAGAAAACGTGGGAAGAAAAATGATGCCAGTATCTCTTGCAGTAGCAGGTCTTGGAGTAGCAGCTGTAAAGACTGCATCAGATTTTGATTCTGGCATGTCAAAGGTAAAAGCAGTATCTGGTGCAACAGGGTCCGACTTTGATGCCCTAAGGGAAAAGGCCCGTGAAATGGGAGCCAAGACCAAGTTCTCAGCATCTGAAGCGGCAGAGGCTATGAATTATATGGCCATGGCTGGTTGGAAAAGTAAGGACATGATTGGTGGTATTGAAGGAATTATGAACCTTGCTGCAGCCAGTGGTGAGGATTTAGCAACTACTTCTGATATTGTCACAGATGCCCTTACAGCCTTTGGTTTAAAAGCTGAAGACTCTTCTCACTTTGCTGATGTTCTTGCTGCCGCATCATCTAATGCCAATACAAATGTTTCATTAATGGGTGAGACCTTTAAATATGCAGCTCCTATTGCTGGTGCCCTTGGATATTCAGTTGAAGATACTGCAGTAGCTATAGGTCTAATGGCAAATTCAGGAATAAAGGGTTCACAAGCAGGGACAGCTTTAAGGTCTGGACTAACAAGACTCGCATCACCAACTAAAGAAGTTATTAATGGAATGTCCATGTTGGGATTATCTATTGAAGATGTACAGGGCCTTTCACTTGATGAAACTCTAAGCACCTTTAGAGTTGCCTTTGCTAATTTAGATGGAACTCAAAAAGCACAAGCAGCATCCATGATATTTGGTAAAAATGCCATGTCTGGAATGTTGGCAATTATAAATGCCAGTGAGAAAGACTATAACAGTTTGAGTGATGCCATCTATAACGCAGATGGAACAGCAGAAAAAATGGCTGCTACTATGCAGGATAACCTAGCTGGTCAATTAAAGATCCTACAATCTGCCTTAGAAGAATTAGCCATATCTTTTGGAGAACTTTTGATGCCTGCTGTTAGAAAAGCAGTAGATATATTAACAAAAATGGTAAATGGACTTAATGCACTTCCAGGTCCAGTAAAAGGTATTATTGCAGGTATTGGTCTTTTTATAGCTGCTCTTGGTCCAGTTCTTATGATTATAGGAAAGCTTGTCTGGTCAATAGGAACTATAATGACCAAAGGGCCTCTAATAGTAGGAGGAATAACTAAGATAGTAAGAATATTTACAGGTACACTTATTCCAGCAATCACTGCAGTAGTATCAGCTATAGGTATTGTCCCTATTGCTATTGGTGCTGTAATAGCTGGACTTGTTCTTTTATGGAAGAAGTGCGACTGGTTTAGAGAAGGAGTCATCTCCATATGGGAAACAATAAAAGAATCAACAGTTGCTATTTGGAATGGAATAAAAGAATTCTTCGTAAACTTATGGCAAGGAATATCAGATTCATGGACAAGCACCTGGACTGAAATCACAAGTTTTCTATCAGAATTTTGGTCTGGATTTATTGAAGGAGTTAAAACTACTTGGAAAGGCATCAAGGACTTCTTTGCCAATCTATGGAATGGACTTTCTGAAGAGTGGAACAGTATATGGGCATCTATAACAACTTTTCTAACTGAATCTTGGAATACCTTTATTGAGGGATCAAAGAGTCTGTGGCAAAGTTTAGGAGAATTCTTTACGAGCCTCTGGACGGGAATTCAAACTACTTTTACCAATATATGGACAGCTATTTCAACTACAACTACAGAAGTATTTACAGCAGTTGGAGAGTTTATCAAGACTACTTGGGAAGGTATTAAGACTTTAATTTCAACAGTTCTTGATGCAATTAAAGTAAAAATAGAGACTATTTGGAATGGACTAAAAGAGTTTTTAACAACAGTCATTACTGCCATTGGAACATTTATATCCACATCCTGGACCAATATAAAAACGACTATTGAAACTATATTGACTTCTATCAAGACAGTCCTTGAATCAATCTGGAATGGGATAAAGACTTTTATCTCATCAACAATGAATAATATTAAGACCTTTGTTTCATCTGCTTGGAATTCCATAAAGTCGACTATTTCATCTGCAGTGAATACTGCGAAGTCAGCAGTCACATCTGCCTTTAATTCGATGAAGTCAGCTATTTCTTCTAGTATGTCGAATATTTTATCTAGCATTAGAAATGGATTTAATAATGCAGTTAATCACATTAAGAATTTGGCATCCCAAGCTTATACATGGGGAGCCGATATGATTAACGGAATTGCTAGAGGGATTAGAAGTGCAATTAGCAATGTGACATCTGCTGTATCTAATGTAGCATCAACTATTAGATCTTACCTACACTTTTCAGTTCCAGATGTTGGCCCACTTACTGACTATGAATCTTGGATGCCAGACTTCATGCAAGGCTTATCAAAAGGAATTGAAAAGAGTAGGAGATTAGTTCAATCTTCAATGAAGAATGTAGCAAGCGATATGGTTTTAAGTCCTAATATATCAGCTGTAGGTATGGCTGGATTTGATAAAGAATCTGCTGTAAATGGAATTGATATAGGAAGGCAAATATCTGATGCACTTGCAAACATCAATTTAAAATCGGAAAATTCTGGAGATATAGTTATACCAGTTTATCTTGGAGGGACTCTCCTTGATGAAGTTATTGTCAATGCATCTATGCGTAAGAATTTAAGGAGTGGAGGTAGATAATGACCTAACCCAAAATCTATGATTTTGTTGGTAGGTCAGATGCAGTCTCACCCCATGAACAAGGAGCAAAGCGACGCAGTGAATGGAGGTGTAGTCGTATAATGAAATATCAATCATATTTAATTATTGAAGGAGTAGACCTACCTCTACCAAATTCTTATGATTTGGAGTTTAGAGATATAGAGTCAGATACTGGAGGAGAAACAGAGGCAGGTACTATTCAGAGAGATATCGTTAGAAATAAAGTAGCAAGTATTTCTGTAGGTTTTTCTTGTAGTCCTAAGCTTGTGAAGATATTGAGTGCTCTTGCTAATAAGCCTAATCTTAAAGTTAAATACCTAGATACAGAAACGTTGGAACTAAAAGAGACACAAATGTATATAGACAAGTTTCAAGTCAAACTAATAAAAGATACTTCTTATAAAGGATTGTGGGAAGTATCTTTTTCATTGGAGGAGTATTGATGTATCCAACAAGCAATGAATATAAAAAAGCAATCAAAAAGAATTCTCGTAAATTTTACTGGACGGGGAATATCATCTTAAAAGATGAAATCATTATTCCATTTACAAATAAAGATATTCTTAAAGGGTCTGGATACATTCATCGTTCATGCTCTGGATCTTCTGAACTTGAAATAGGTACAGTTTATGCTGGAGAGTTTGGAATCAGCCTTTTTTCAAATATAGATAGGTATTCTTTAGAGGATTCAAAGCTAGAACTTTTTTACCATCAAGAATTAGAAAGCAAAAAGATAGAAACCATACCGATGGGAATATTTGATGTCACTGAAGCGAATAGGTCTAAGAAGATTTTAGAACTAAAAGGCTATGACTATATGCTTAGGTTTGATAAGAATTTTCCAGTTACAGATACCTTTGGTACAGCTTTTGAATTACTAAGTTTTTCATGTGAGAAGTGCAAGGTAGAACTAGGCATGACAGAAGATGACGTGAAAGCTTTTGTTAATGGTGAGGAAGTTTTGGCGATTTATCAAGACCATGATATAGAAACTTACAGGGACTTTATTCACTATATAGCATCTACCCTTGGCGCTTTTGCTGGGATTAGTCGTGATGGAAAATTAATTTTAAGAAAGTATGCAGGAAACATATCAACTGAAATTAAAACAAGAGAAAGATTTTCTTCATCAATATCAGATTTTAAGACAAGATATACAGCCATCAACTCAACAAATGCAAAGACTAAAATAGCTGAATACTACTCTTTAGAAAATGACGATGGACTAACTATGAATCTTGGAATAAATCCACTTATGCAATTAGGACTTCCAGAAAAAAGAAAAAGAATGTGTGAAGGCCTATTAACAGAAATTTGTAAGATTCATCACACACCTTTTGACATGGTAACTATAGGAGATCCAAGTCTTGATGTAGGAGATAGGATAGCTATTTCTTACGAAGAAGAAAAGATTGAAGGCCTTATCACTGACATAGAATATAAAATAAATAGCAAGCATAGAATTCTTGGCGTAGGTAAGAATCCATATTTATCTAAAGCTAAGAGTAAGAATGATAAGAATATAGTAGGACTGTTAAATCAAATTGAATCTGAAAAATTAGTAGTTCATGCCTACTCAAACTATTCTGCCTTTAATCTTTCCACAACGGATACACCAATAATTCGTATAGAATTTGCCTCCAATAAAGAAACGGAGGCAATTTTTAATGCCTCTATCTTGTTAAATATAATTTGTGATACTGAAGAAAAAACAAGAAAGATATCCAGAAAGTTCAAGAAACAAGTAGAGGTTTTAAATAAAGATGGAAAATCCTATGATCCTCCAAAGTATGAAGAAAAAGAGGAAGTAGAAGAATTAGACTTTATTGAAAACATAGAAATACCAACAAGGCTAGTTATTACTTATGTTTTTAATGATACGAAAATAGAGCATCACATTCCAAAAGAAACCTACCTCAGTGGTGACCACATTCTAAATCTTTTTTATCCATTAACCAAACTTCAAGAAAAGACGATGAACAACTTCTCGGTATTAATTAGGCTTGAGTCTGGTCAAGCAATGATTGGAAAAGACAATGCTATCGCTGCTATCTCTGGTCAATCCTTAGGTTCTACAGAGGCTTGGGATGGAAAGCTTAAGATTGATGAATCTTGGAAGAGAATAGAACTTAGTCATTCATTTGTGCTTAGGAAATTGAAGGCTGAATACAAAGTAGAAAGACAAGTCCCAAGGCCACTAGTTTTTAATGAAAAGGTAGGAAGATTTAAATATCAAGGATTGATGCTAGAAAAATATAAGGAAGAAATTACTACAGAATTTAAAGATAAGGAGGAAGGAAATGCTTAAGGGTAAATCAGTCATTGAACTAACTGATGTGAGGACAAATAAGAAGGAGATTTATGAAGATGAAAACCTAATAACTAATGCAGTCCCAGATTTATTAAGACTGAATCCATCAGGGCTTATGTATCCGATATTTAAAACCAATGCAGAGGAATACAAGGAAGAAATATTCCCAATAGCAAATAAGTGTTATGGGGGTATTTTATTATTTGAAGCTCCTCTCGATGAAGATTCAAATAAATATATAGCACCTGCAAATAATAAGATAATTGGATATGCATCGAATGATGTTAATTCAACAGATGCACCAAAAAGAGGCTCTGCCAATTTAACTGAATCTACTCCTATAGAAAACGGATATAAATTTGTATGGGATTTCTCAACATCGCAAGCCAATGGAAGAATATCTGCTCTTGCACTAACTCATTATAGAGGAGGGAGATATTTTTATGGAGATGCTTATGGCAGGCAGGCTTGCTTAAGGTTAAATTACACCTATACATCCATAGATAATGAAATTTTGAGAGTTTACGTAGGTATGGTAGAAGCTGATGCTGTCCATAATACAATTACTTCTATTTGGCCATTGGAAAACAAAACATTAGAAATATTAAAAATGCAAGAATCATTAACCAGTCTTGGATTAAATGATCCAATTTATAAAAATGCTCCTCAAAATATAGAAAAGACGACAATCTCTATAGAGGATTTTTATAAAAATATCGGAACGTATGACTGGTATGAATCGGGGTTTTTTGATGGTAAAGATGGCTATTACTATGGCTTCATAAGAAATCTTGAAAACAATTATACTGACTTAAACAGGATAAAGATAAAAAAGGATGATTGTAGCTATAAGATAGATCATTGGAAATTAAATAATATTAGGCTCTATAGAATTGGATCATACCCATCAAGTTCTAATAGTGCCTATAAAAATGGTTATAGCTTGCTAAAGAATGGATATCTATATGTCCCTGATACTGACTGTAATAAAATCTATAAAATTAATGCTAATAATCCAGTTGATGTTTCAGAAATAGCCGTTGATTTTGAAATGAAATACACATCTGGAGAAAGTACAAGTTTAGGAATTTATGAATGGGGTGACTATATACTTGGATATAAATTTGTGATTGATAGAGACGATAATATAATTCAAACGAGCAATGCAACTTTTTATGACATGATGACTCCATCAATTGAATTAGGGCCGTTTAGGGTTGGATATGGGGCTTTTAGAGGAAATCTCTATAAGAATTTATATTTGCACACTCCGTATCTTGGAACAATTAATAACCTATCAAGTCCAATATTAAAAACAGCAGATAAGACAATGAAAATAACTTATACATTAACTGAGGAGGAATAAAATGAACAAATTCTTTGAAATACTAAAAGTATGTTTTACAGCGATCGGAGGATGGTTGGGATTTTATCTTGGAAGTGTAGATGCTTTTATTTACACACTACTTGCTTTTGTAATAGCCGACTATTTGACGGGTGTTTTAAGAGCGGGCGTAGAAAGAAAGCTATCCTCATCCATAGGATTTAAAGGAATAGCTAAAAAGATTATGATTTTTATAGTTGTAGGTATCGCAAACCTATGTGATGTAAATTTAATTAAAGGTGATGGAACAATGATAAGAACAGCCATCATCTTTTTTTATATAGCAAATGAAGGGCTTTCTATCTTAGAAAACTCTGTAGCTTTAGGTTTGCCAGTACCAGAAAAATTAAAAAGAGTATTAGAACAATTCAAGGAGGAAAAATAAATGAGTAATAGTCCATTAGTACAAGCAAGAATTCTATCACCTAACCATAGTGGAAGAAGAAATCAAAAGATTACCAAAATAGCAATCCACCATGCTGCTGGAGTTATAAATGGTAGAAATCTTGCTGGAGTATTTGTGCCAAGGTCAAGACGAGCATCAGCTAACTATAACTTAGGATCCGATGGAGTCATTGTTTTAGGAGTTGATGAATCTAACAGAGCGTGGACAACCTCATCTTCCTGGTGTGACAACCGAGCAGTCACAATTGAAGTAGGGAACTCTACGAGAGGTCCTCAGTGGTTAGTTTCTGATTACGTTTTAAATAGACTAATTGATTTAGTTACAGACATCTGCAGAAGAAATGGAATCTATCCTTGCACCTACACTGGAGGTAAGGATGGTGTCCTTCAAAAACACGAGTGGTATAAAAGTACTAATTGTCCAGGACCCTATCTTGGTAGTAAGTTCCCATATATTGCAAGAGAAGTCAATAAAAGACTAAGAGGAAATAATACTATTGGTAAACCAACAGGTGGACTATACAGAGTTAGAAAATCCTGGTCTGATGTAAAAAGTCAGAAAGGTGCATTTAAGAATTTAGAGAATGCTAAAAGATGTGCCTATAGATTTAGATTAAAAGTATTCGATGCTAATGGTAAGATAGTATATCCAGTTGGGAAGTCAATCGATGATTTAGCAAGAGAAGTTATAAGTGGAAAATGGGGGAATGGAGAAGAAAGAAAAAGGAGATTAACTCAAGCTGGATATGATTATTATGCTATTCAGAGAAGAGTGAATCAATTAGTTTAATAAAATGATTATGGCTTAATGGATTTTTAAATTAGAAATCCATTAAGCCTTTTTTTATTTTACCATCCTATTTCAGTATTTCTTATGGCATATATTAAGACCTTAATATTACTCAAAAACACTCTCTTTGTCCTAAGGAATATAGAGGAAAGAAAATTAAGGTTAAAAATAGCCTTAATTTCTTAGCCTGTGATATAGGAGGTGAAGTATGAGAGTACAAAAGTTTGAAGGTGAAAAAGAAGTTATAAAAACTGAATACACTGAAAGAGATTTAAAGGCAGAGCTTAACTTTTATCTATCGGATAAGTTTATCCAGGATCTTTTTCTTTTAGATGAAATTAGCCTTGAAGAATATAGAAAAATTAGGAGAGAAAACATTAAAAAATTCAAACCTATTCTTTCAGAATTATTGCTATAAGACTTGATATATACTCATTTGTACGGGAATATAGCACTAAGAGAAAGAGAGGTGAGACAATGAAAAAGATAACAAAAATAGAAGCGAATCAAAAAGAAGGATCCATATTAAGAGTTGCTGCCTATGCAAGAGTATCGACAGATGAGGAAGCTCAGCTTGTAAGCCTTAAAACACAAAAAGCACACTACGAAAAGATTATATCTGAGAACAAGTCATATGCTTTTGCAGGTTTATATTTTGACGAAGGCATCACTGGAACAAAGAAAGAATGCAGGGATGGACTTCTAAAAATGTTAAATGACTGTGAAGACGGAAAAATAGACTTTATCCTAACTAAATCCATCTCAAGGCTTGCAAGAAACACGACAGATTGTTTGGAAATCGTAAGAAGACTCCTTGACTTAAACATTGGTATCTATTTTGAAAAAGAAAACATTGATACAAGAACCATGGAAAGTGAGTTGATGTTATCCATACTTTCATCCCTTGCAGAAAGTGAGTCCAGGTCTATTTCAGAAAATAACAAATGGTCCATAAAGAAAAGATTTCAAAATGGAACTTTTATTATATCAAGCCCACCCTATGGCTATGAGAATATAGATGGAAAGATGGTAGTGAATGAAGAAGAAGGAAAAATAATAAAAGAAATATTTGAAAAGTATCTTTCAGGTAAGGGAACGCACAAAATAGCAGAAGACTTAAATAAAAGAAAGATTAAAGGGCAAAAAGGATCAAACTGGCATGGGTCGACTATAAATGGAATCTTAAAAAATGAAAAATATATAGGCGATGTCATCTACCAAAAGACCTATACAGACGATACTTACAAGAGGCATAAAAATAAGGGAGAAGAAGACCAGTATAAAATAATAGACAACCATGAAGCCATTGTAAGTAGAGAGGACTTTGAGAAAGTTCAAGACCTAATAAAGATAAGGGCTATAGCAAAAGGAAACGGAAAAGACACTAAAAGATATCAAAATAGATATAGCCTATCGGGGAAAATCAAGTGTGGCGAGTGTGGTTCAAGCTTTAAGAGAAGACATCACTATAATGGCAAAGATAAATATATAGCCTGGACTTGTAGTGAACATCTAAAAGATATCAATAAGTGCTCCATGAAGTTTATTAAAGATAAGGACATTAGACTAGCTTTTGTAACTTTAGTCAATAAGCTAATCTTTAGAAAAGATAGCATCCTTACACCACTCTTAGAATCCTTAAAGAGAGTGGACAGCAAGGAAGAAGTTGAGAAGATAAATAAAATAGAAGAAAGTCTAGAACAACTAAAGGAAAGAAAAGAGGTCCTAAACAAACTAATAACTTCGGGAGTTTTAGATGCAAGTATTTATACAAAAGAAAGCAGTGAAATTTCAAGCGAAGAAAGAAACCTACTTATGGAAAAAGAGAGAAGCAAAAAAGCCATCCTTGGAAATGATGAAGAAATAAGAGAGCTTGAAAAGCTAATAGGAATCTTAGATAAAAGTGAAATGATAGATCACTTTGAAGATGACTTGTTTGAAGAAATCATTGCCCACATACAGGTTGTCAATAGAGAGACTCTTGATTTTCATTTAAAGTGTGGACTTGTATTAAGAGAGGAAGTGAAAGAAGATGTCTAGACTATGCTATGGCTATACCATAAGAGACGGAAGAGTAGAAGTTCAAGAAAAAGAAGCGGAGAATATAAGAAAAATCTTTAAAAACTATCTTGCTGGCAATGCCCTTATAAAATCGGCAGACCTTGTAGGTGTGAAGAAAAACAGCTCCAGTGTAAAAAGAATCCTTACCAATAAAAAGTATTTAGGAAATGAAATCTATCCTAAGATAATAGATAGAGAAAGCTTTGAAAAGGCAGGCCAAATGTTAAAGGAAAGGGCATTAGCTATGGGACGAGTTTGGGAAAAAGAAGAAGAGATTATTAAAGTTCCTTGTAAGTTTAGATATAAGAAAGAAGGGACCTTGCCACTAGATCCTTTTGAGAGAGCAAGTTATAAGTATAGGTTAATCGAGGTGATAGATGATGAATAG